TAATCCCGATAACAATGATACTTATACATTCGATGGTAAGACATGGGTTTACAACGATACTGGTTGGGTTGGACTAGGTGTTGCTGGACCACAAGGATTGCAAGGATTGCAGGGTAATCAAGGTGATCAAGGTTTTCAAGGAATTGTTGGGGAACAAGGATTTCAAGGAAATCAAGGTGATCAAGGATTTCAAGGTGAACAAGGACAACAGGGCGATCAGGGCAATCAAGGTTTTCAAGGAGAAATAGGTTTAACTGGTTTTCAAGGTTTTCAAGGATATCAAGGAAGTCAAGGGGATCAAGGCGATCAAGGCGATCAAGGTGATCAAGGGTCGCAAGGTAACCAAGGAGAACAAGGAGATCAAGGATCGCAGGGTAATCAAGGATTTTATGGAGATCAAGGCAATCAGGGCGACCAAGGATATCAAGGCAATCAAGGCAATCAAGGTTATCAGGGAAGTCAAGGAGATCAAGGAAATCAAGGAAACCAAGGAGATCAAGGAGATGTAGGTTCACAAGGATTTCAAGGCAATCAAGGAGTTGTTGGAGCAACAGGAAATCAAGGCGATCAAGGTTTATCTGGAAGTACTGGAAATCAAGGCAGACAAGGTTTTCAAGGATCAATAGGGAATCAAGGATTTCAAGGCAGACAGGGTTTTCAAGGTTTAACAGGCAATCAAGGCAATCAAGGTTCTCAAGGTAGACAAGGTTTTCAAGGTTTAACTGGAACTGGAAATCAAGGCTTTCAAGGCTTTCAAGGATCTCAAGGATATCAAGGATCTCAAGGATCTCAAGGATATCAAGGCTTTAGGGGCTATCAAGGTTATCAAGGCAATCAAGGTAATCAAGGATTTCAAGGAGAACAAGGAGTTCAAGGATCTCAAGGATCTCAAGGATTTCAAGGTTTTCAAGGAAGACAAGGTTTTCAAGGAATTGTTGGCAATCAAGGCTTTCAAGGAGAACAAGGATATCAAGGAAGACAAGGTTTCCAAGGAAATCAGGGGTTACAAGGCATTATTGGAAATCAAGGTAACCAAGGTTTTCAAGGAAGACAAGGTTTTCAAGGTGTAACTGGAACAGGAAACCAAGGAAATCAAGGAGAACAAGGTTCACAAGGCGAACAAGGAAATCAAGGTAATTATGGTAATCAGGGTGATCAAGGAAATCAAGGTGATCAAGGAAATTATGGATGGCAAGGTGAACAAGGATTACAAGGAAATCAAGGTGATCAAGGCAACTATGGATGGCAGGGTTATCAAGGAAATCAAGGCGATCAAGGTATGTATGGCTGGCAAGGATGGCAAGGGTCACAAGGTGATCAAGGTATGTATGGCTGGCAAGGTTATCAGGGATACCAAGGAGAACAGGGCGACCAAGGTCATCAGGGCAATCAAGGTTGGCAGGGTGAACAGGGCGATCAAGGGCATCAAGGTTGGCAAGGTCATCAGGGAGATCAGGGATGGCAGGGAGATCAAGGTTACCAAGGCTCGCAAGGTGATCAAGGTCAAGGGAATCAAGGAGATCAAGGTTCTCAAGGAAACCAAGGACTACAAGGTTTAACTGGCCCAGTTGCTGGATCAGCAAATCAGGTTGTCTACAAAGACGGAAGCAATGCTGCTGCTGGATCTTCAAGCTTTACTTTTAATGGCACAACAGTAACTACTCCAGTGCTTGCTATAAGTCCTACTGTTGGCACAGGAACACAGCCTTCTTCAGTTACAGTTACTGCTCCTAATCATACTGCTTTGACAGCAGCTACAGAATATAGCGATGTTTTTCTAAATCTTAATAGAACCGTTCAATTTTCCGCTGGTTTTTTAAGTTCTCAAAGAGCAATAAAAATATCTGCCCCAACTTATAGTGCGGTAAGTGCGAGTACATTTACAAATGCTGCAACAATACAGATTGATTCTGCTCCTATTGCTGGAACTAATCTAACTTTAACTAACGCCTATGCACTTCGTGTTCTAACAGGAACCGATGCTGGCGTTGGTATAGTTATACGAGGCTCTTCTTCTCAGTCAGGAGATCTATTCAGAATACAAAACTTTGGTGAAACTAAGCTACTTTATGTTGATAGTAACTACTCACTATATTTAGCAAGGTCTTTAAATCTAACTCCTTTTAATACTTCTGCTGGCAATACAAGCGAATTAAGGTTCTATGAACTAGCAGCTAATGGAACAAACTATGTAGGATTTAAAGCTGGAGATAATATAGCAAGTAATGTAATATGGACTTTGCCAACTACAGATGGTGCTAATGGTGGAGTAATAATTACTAGTGGTGCTGGCGTATTGTCTTGGTCAACCGCCCCATCAGCAGCAAGCAATGTTTTCTTAGCTAACAACTTTGGAGGTTTATAATGCCAGTCACATCAACGCCTATCTTTGCTCAAGCACCATACTTTGTTGCAAAAACTCTTGCAGCACAAACAGCTTGTACCACTAGAGGCCCAACAGCAACTGCTAGTCTTGCAGCAGCAAATATTGTAGAGGTTGTACCAACTTCTACTAATGGATTAAGAATTGATTCAATTCAAGTTAATGCTTGCTCCACCTCTTTTACTTCTGCGACTGCTGGCAATATCGTAGGCATATGGGTATGGGATGGAACTACAGCTTATTTGTTTACAGAAATACTTGTGACTGCTGTAACTCCATCCACTACTGTAGCTGGATTTACAACTACTTTGACTTTTGCCAACCCTCTTGTTTTACCATCTACATTTAAGCTTTTTGCCTCTGTTAGTGTTACTACTACTGCTAGTACTACCGCATTGCAAGTTTGTGTAATGGGGGGAAGCTATTAATGGCTGGAGCGTTTAACTATGGCATGATACCAAGTAATTCGCCAAAGGGTTCTGCGTTTCAAGCAGTTCAAGACACTTTTATATCATCTGGTATCATTCAAATGTTTGCTGGTTCTACTGCTCCAAATGGCTGGCTAATATGTGACGGAAGTACTGTTAGTAGAAGGACTTATGACGACTTATTTAAAGTAATAGGAACTACATATGGGGCTGGTAATTCTAATACTACATTTACATTACCAGATATGAGAGGGCGATTACCTATCGGTGCTGGAACAGGCACATCGCTTACCACTAGAACTTTAGGGGCGAATTTGGGTGCAGAGACAGTAACATTAGCACAAACAAATCTTCCACCACATACCCATACCGCTACAGTTGGAACACAAAGTGCTAATCATACTCACACAGGAACAAGCGGTGATCAAAGCGTAAATCATACACATAGTTATAACAAACCTATAGGAACTACTGGTTCACAAGTTGGGATTATAGATTCGCTTACTGCTAGTAGTTCGGGAACACCACAAACAGGTGGGAATTCTGTTGGTCACACTCATTCAACCACATTTGGAACTCAAAGTGCTACACATACACATAGTGTTACTAATTCAAACACAGGTAGTGGAACACCATTTGGTATTATGCCACCATCAATAGCCGTTAATTTTATTATTAAAATATAGGTGAAAAATTGGCTGGATCTTTTTCTTATAATTCGATGCCTACTAACTCTCCAAAGGGAAGTTCATTTGAGCCTATAAAAACACCAATCATACCGACTGGTATAATAGAAATGTTTGCTGGTTCTGTTGCTCCAATCGGATGGTTAATTTGTGATGGAAGTATTGTTAGTAGGGTAGCTTTTAGTGATTTGTTTAAAGTCATAGGCACTACTTATGGCGTTGGTAATTCTAATAGCACATTTACTTTACCAGACATGAGAGGAAGACTACCTATTGGTGTTGGTTCTGGTTCTAGTTTAACCACAAGGACATTAGCAGCAACTTTTGGTGCAGAAACAGCTACATTGGCCGAAACTAACTTGCCTTCTCACACACATGCAACTACGGTTGGAACAGAAAGTGTTACGCATACACACACAGGAACAAGTGGTGGTGAAAGTGCAAATCATGTACACAACTTTAGTCATACTGCGGGTACATCTGGCTCTTACGGATTAATGGACTCAGGAACAGCTAGTAGTTCTGGTCAACCTAGTACTGGTGGCATTCAGCAAAATCATACTCATGCTACTACAACAGGAACAGAAAGTGCTAATCACACACACTCAGTAACAAACTCAAATACTGGAAGTGGAACAGCTTTTGGAATTATGCCTCCGTCAATAGTTGTTAATTTCATTATTAAAATATAGGTGAGCAATTGGCTGGATCTTTTTCTTACAGCATGATACCAACCAACTCCCCAAAAGGAAGTTCGTTTCAAGGCTTGCAATCATCTTTTACTCCTATTGGTGTTATAAGATTTTTTGCTGGATCTGTAGTTCCTAACGGATGGCTTTTATGCAATGGAAGTGCTATTAGCAGAAAGACTTATGGCGATTTATTTAAAGTAATTGGAACTACTTATGGTTCTGGAAATTCTAACGATACTTTTACTTTGCCTGATATGAGAGGTAGAATTCCAATTTGTGCAGGAACAGGAACTTCTTTAACTACTAGAACTTTGGGTTCAAATGTAGGAGCAGAAACAGTTACTTTATCTGAAGCTAACATGGCTTCTCATACTCATGCTACAACAGTAGGAACACAAACTGCAAATCATACACACTCAGGAACAAGTGGTACAGTATCTGTTGACCACACGCATGGTTGGGGAAGAAATGTTGGTTCATCTGGATCATATGGTTTAAGGGATGGTGCTAACAGAAGTGCTAACGGAACTCCTAATACGCAAGGTGCTCATCAAGGTCATATTCATGGTACTACTACTGGTGTTGAAAGTTCCAATCATAATCATACAGTTACTAATTCTAGTACTGGAGGTGGAACTGCATTCGGGATTATTCCACCAGCGATAGTTGTTAATTTCATCATAAAAGCATAGGAGCAAAAATGTTAAGCTTAAGTATCATACTGACAAATAGGATAGATAACTCTGGAATAGCAACAGAGGACATATACAACATTAATCTAATTAAAACAAATTCAGATGGTGTTTCAAGAAATATAACCATGCCAGTTTTACTTGACTCAGAAATTGGCAAATTTATAACTAAACTATCTGATCAAACATGGGATTATATAGCTGCTGCACCTCCAGATGCTCTATCTCAAGCAAAGGCATGGTCATTCCAAAATATAGATAATGAATGGGCAGCTTTAGAAAAAGTTGGTTGGGATTCTGGTCGTGGCTATCGTTTAGGCATTTCTCCCTCTGATGTTGCACTTCTTGTGGGCGTGTTTTCTCTTGCAAAAGAGGCAGCAGCATTGGGCCTAGAACTTCCACACCTAATTAGCAT